TTAATGTTTTTACCAACACCCTTTCAAAAAGTTTTCAACCTCAAGAGAATCATACAGATGGCAGTTAACGCAGCAAAAAACTACACAAACCCTACCATGAGAAAAAACCTTTTTAATAAAATTAAATCAGGTGGTAAGGGTGGTAATCCCGGTCAGTGGTCTGCACGTAAAGCACAGATGTTAGCCAAGCAGTACAAGTCTAAAGGTGGAGGTTACAAGTCTTAAAATGGGTCACTACACAAAAAGATTGACTAAGGTTGTTGGAGGCTTAAAGAAAGCTTCTAAACTACATGCAGGACAAGCTAAAACACTTAAAACAATATTAAAAGATCAGAAGAGTTATCATGGCGGCAAAAAAACCAGACCCCAAGGTGGGAACAGGAAAAAAACCTAAAGATAGTGATAGAAGACTTTATACTGATGAGAACCCTAAAGATACAGTCAGTATAAAATTTGCTACTGTTGCAGACGCAAAGGCAACGATTGCAAAAGTAAAAAGAATAAAAAAACCTTACGCTAGAAAGATTCAGATCTTGACAGTGATGGAACAACGTGCTAAAGTAATGGGCAAGACTGAGGTGGTTCGTTTATCTAAACAAGCTAAACTCCAGTTGAAAAAAACAAAAGGATAAATTATGCCCTACCTTATTAGCAACATACCTCACTTCAAAGTGTGGGTGAGGAGAGAGTATACATGTAACCATGAGCAATATCATGGAGAGTTTTTACATGGAATGGTTATTGCAGTCAACACAATACCTGACAGGTGTTTAAGTTTTCAAGTAATTTTTACTGGCTGTGAGAGTGACTTTGATGAGAATGAAGAGAACGTACATGGTGGTGCAATGTGGGCAAGGTTGCCTATCACAGCACTGGTAGCTGATGAGACTTATGAGGAATGGCCTCAGACGATGGAGACACATCTAGCACAGCCTTGGGATTGCTCCTCTCACCACCATTCTATTGTAAAGATAGACAGAGTAAGTTCTAGTCCTTGGCTGTGTAAGATAGATGGAGAGTTTTACAAAGGCAAGTATTTGTTTACTGTAGACTACACAGAGAATGATATTGCAGATGATCCTGCCCAACACAAGCAGAGCCATGTGATACAACTAACAGACGCAGCTCAGTGGACAGGAAACATTGTGGCACTACCGAACAACAGAGTCAGGGCAACGAGTCCTGCATTATGGGAGACAGGAGAGGGCGCACCTGACTTTAAACCTAGCCAGTACCTACACGCAGCAGAAATCCACAATAGTTACTTAGACCCTGCTGTTACTTTTAATAATTTATATTCTGGGGGATAAATAAATGATGAAGAAAAAAGGGTATGCTAAAGGTGGCATGAAGAAAAAAGGTTACTCAAAGGGTGGTGCAATGCCTATGGATAAAGATCCAAAGACAGGTAAAATGATGCCTAAGTTTGCTATGGATGGCAAAGGTAAAATGGCTAAAGGCGGCATGATGAAGAAGAAGGGTTATGCCAAGGGTGGTATGATGAAGAAGAAAGGTATGGCTAAAGGTGGAGCTATGAAAGCCAAAAAGAAGTAATGGCATTAGCTAAACCACAAAAATCCCTTAAAGATTGGGGTAAGCAAAAGTGGAGAACCTCTTCTGGTAAACCCTCAAAGGGTAAGAAAAGGTATCTCCCTGATGCTGCTTGGAAGTCTTTATCTGCATCTGAAAAGGCTGCAACAAATAAAGCTAAAGCTAAAGGTGATAAGGCAGGTAAACAGTTTGTTAAACAGCCTAAAAGTATTGCAAAGAAAACAGCGAGGTATAGATAATGGAAGAAAAAAAGAAAAAATATGTTCCTTATAGTGAAAGACCCATGTTTAATAAAATTAAGGGTTTGTATACTCGCAAAAAAATTATAAGAATTAATAAACTTTTAAAGAGATATGAAAATTTTAAAAGTAAAAATGATTCAAATATTAGGTTTAATACTTGGTTAAAAAATAATAATATTAAATGGACAGATAAAGATCAAAATACTTACAAATATGAGATAAATAAATAATGCAAAAAAAAGTAGAAATTTAAAATGATCACACCAGAAAGACTAGATGATTGGCGTATTGTACCAAGGTTGTTGATCTTGTCGTACATGATTGTGTTCTATCAAACATGTAACTGGTTTATGAATCTACCTGATCCCAACAATGCACAGGCAGGGTTTGTTTCTGTCGTTGTTGGAGCAGGTGCTGCATGGTTTGGACTTTATGTAAACAAAGGTAGAGCATCAGTACAGGTGACTGCCAAATCAGAAATAAGGGAGAATATATAATTATGTGGGAAAGAATAAAAACATTTTTTAAAGAACGTGGTGAAGGTACTGCTTGGGATTTAGATTATGGCAAACTTATAATTATAGCTCTGTGCATTTACATAGCGTTTATTAAATGAGCAGCATGAAGCACATAACGGTAATGATACTAGCGTTAGGCTTGATGGGCTTATTAGGTATTATAGTCGTAGATGAGTTTATGATGGCATCAGAACATGGTGGTGAGTTTGATAAGGGCATCTTAGCCTTGTTAAACAATGCTCTTGTTGGTGTTGTTGGTATTGTAGCAGGTTATGTTACAGGTAATAGCAACGGCAAAGGATGTACTTGTAAATAATGTCAGTGTAAGGAAAAGTAGATGTCACAAGATCCAAGACTAAAACGTGCAGGTGTCAGTGGTTTTAACAAACCAAAAAGAACACCTAATCATGCTACAAAGTCACATGTTGTTGTGGCAAAGCTAGGTGATGAAATACAAACAATTCGTTTTGGTCAACAGGGTGTTAGTGGTGCAGGAAAGAATCCTAAGAGTGCAAAAGATAAAGCACGAAAGAAGTCTTACTATGCAAGACATAATGCACAGGATGCAAGTCCTTCAAAACTTTCAGCACGATATTGGTCACATAAAGTAAAATGGTAACATTTTTTGCTATATCAATATTCGTTGCATTAGTCTACTTAATTGTAACATTACTATGGGTGTCAGATGTTTAGTGCATTAACAACAATACTGGGTTCAGTGGGTAGCTTGGCTACAAGTTACATTGATGGTAAGACTGCCGTACAAAAAGCTGAAGCACAGATTCGTATGAAGGAAGCAACAGGCGAAATTGATTGGGAGCTTGCTGCTATACGTGCTACACAGAGTTCATGGAAAGACGAATGGCTCACTATAATTTTTACACTACCATTAATTTTGTGTTTCTGCGGCAACTGGGGAAGACAAATTGTCACAGATGGGTTTATTGCCTTGCAAAATATGCCTGATTGGTATAGTATAAGTTTAGGAGCTATAGTAGCTGCATCATTTGGGATACGATCTGTAAGTAAATTTTTTGGAATGAAAAATAAAAATAAATAAAGTACACATAAAATATAGAAATAGGTATTTAGGGCAACGTAGGTTTCCTATAACTAGATTTAAACATAAATGTAGATGGATTAAAAAGAAAGAAGATAGAGATGAGTTATACATTAAGTTCAAAAAGTTTAAGCAGATTAGAAGGTGTAGACAACTCCTTGCAGAACTGCGTTAAAAAAGCTATAGAATTAACTAAGGTTGACTTTGGCTGCATCTGTGGTATGAGAACTCCTGCAGAACAACAAGCTCTTGTTGATAAAGGTGCTTCACAAACTTTAAAATCTAAACACCTTGAAGGTCTAGCAGTAGATCTCATGGCATACGTTGGGGGGAGGGCCTCATGGGAGTTAAGTCTATATGACGATATAGCTGATTCCATGAAGGAAGCTGCAAGGCTTGAGAACGTGGGCATTCGTTGGGGAGCAGCTTGGCATATAGATGACATTCGTAATTGGGATGGCACAATGGAAGAGGCTATGAATGCCTATATAGATCTTAGAAGGAATCAAGGTAGAAGACCATTTATTGATGGACCTCACTTTGAACTTGGGATAAACTGATGGGATTATGGTTGGGTATGATATTATTATGTGCATCTCCTCAAGCAGATAGTTGTTTAATAATAACATCAAATGAATTAATGTTAACAAAAGACGAATGTTTTATTCATTCAACAAAAAAAACACAAGAAGCATTAAAGAGTTCTTCTGTTTATAAAGCTAAACCTATGTGTCAAATTATACCGTCAGTTGTATTACCTGAAATAAAAAAGGGAAAGAATATATAATGGCTAGAAACTTAACAGAAAAACAGCAGAAGTTTCTTGATGTTCTTTTTGAGGAAGCAGAGGGTAATCCTGTTACTGCAAAAAAACTAGCAGGGTACAAAGAAAATAACTCTACCGCTGCAATAACCTCATCACTTCAAGAAGAAATAGTTGACTTAACTAAAAAGTTTATTTCAAGCAGTGCAACAAAGGCTGCCTATTCTTTACATCAAATTATGCATAGTCCTACAGACTTAGGTAATAAAGAAAAGATGATGGCTGCAAAAGATATACTTGACAGAGGTGGGTTTGTAAAAACCGATAAGGTAGAAGTAACCTCTTCAAGTCCACTTTTTATTCTACCACCTAAACAAAATGAAGACGAATAAAAACTGGAAGTTACCTAAACCAGAAGAGACAGAGGATGGCTACAACTGGAAACCTGTAGTCAGAGTTGGCAGGACTATACCTTTTGGTTATGAACAGAGTGAGGATGATAAAGATCTCCTCCTTCCCATTGTAGAAGAACTAGAACTACTAGAGAAAGCCAAAAAGTTTATTAGGCAGTATAGCTATCGGCAAGTTGCAAACTGGTTAAGTACACAGTCAGGTAGAAGTATCTCGCATGTAGGTTTAATGAAGAGAATTAAAATTGAACAAAAACGTAAGACAGAAGCTTCAACTCAACGCTACCTTGCCCAAAGGTATAAAGAAGCGTTACAAAAAGCAGAAGATCTTGAAGCCAAAGTTACAGGAAGAAGAGAAGAAAGTATTCCCACAGGTTAAGCCTGAACCGATAGAAGTAGAAGTAGCTCAACAAAAAGTTATCTTTGAACCTAATCGTGGACCTCAAACAGAGTTTCTTTCTTCTAATGAACGAGAAGTCCTTTACGGAGGCAGTGCAGGTGGTGGTAAGAGTTACGCTATGCTTGCAGATCCAGTACGCTACCTAAACAATCCACACTTTAGAGGGCTGTTAGTTAGACGTACAACAGAAGAATTAAGGGAACTAATATCAGTTTCAAAGACCTTGTACCCACAGGCTATTCCAAATATTAAGTTTATGGAACGAGACAAGACTTGGGTAGCACCATCAGGAGCAACACTGTGGCTTTCTTACCTAGATAGGGATGATGACGTAACAAGATATCAAGGTCAGGCGTTTAGTTGGATAGGGTTTGACGAGCTTACACAATGGCCTACATCTTATCCTTTTGATTATATGAGATCTAGATTACGTACTACTAAAGATAGTGGTTTAGATCTTTACCAGAGAGCAACAACAAACCCCGGTGGTCCGGGACATCAATGGGTTAAGAAGATGTTTGTAGACCCTGCTCCACATGGTACAGCGTTTTGGGCAACAGATATAGAAACAGGACAGCAGTTAAAGTGGCCTAAAGGTCATAGCCGAGAAGGACAGCCACTGTTTAAAAGAAGGTTTATACCTGCTACATTATTTGATAATCCATACCTAGCAGAAGATGGAATGTATGAAGCAAACTTGCTTTCATTACCAGAGAATCAGAGAAAACAACTACTAGAAGGTAATTGGGATGTTAATGAAGGAGCAGCTTTTCCTGAGTTTAATAGGAGTATCCATGTTGTACAACCTTACGAGATACCTAATGGATGGACAAAATTTAGAGCTTGCGACTATGGCTACGGAAGTCACACAGGAGTTGTCTGGTTTGCCGTTGCTCCTGATGAACAACTAATTGTTTATAGAGAACTGTATGTTTCAAAAGTATTAGCTACAGATTTAGCTGATATGGTACTGGAAGCAGAACAGGGAGATGGGACTATTCGTTACGGTGTACTTGATAGTTCTCTTTGGCATAAACGTGGAGATACTGGTCCTTCACTTGCAGAACAAATGGTAATGAAAGGATGCAGATGGAGGCCATCAGATAGAAGTAGAGGGAGTAGAATTGCAGGAAAGAACGAGATACACAGAAGATTGCAAATTGATGAATTTACCGAATCACCTCGTATGGTGTTTTTTAATAACTGCACAAGTATTATTTCTCAACTTCCGAGCATACCATTAGATAAAAATAATTCAGAAGATGTAGATACAAAATCAGAAGACCACCTCTACGATGCTTTACGTTATGGGGTAATGACTAGACCAAAAAGTAGTTTGTTTGATTATAATCCTGATACACAACGTACAGGATTTCAGGCATCAGATGCAACATTTGGATATTAAGGATAAATTATGGCAGAAGATATAAAACAAATGGCAATGGATGCTGAAGAATCAGCTGCAATAGATGATGTAGATATTAATGCTTTAACAGATGAGCCTATAGGTCAAATAGAAAAATTTGTAAAAGAAAAGTTTAATGCAGCAGAAACCTCTAGAAGATATGATGAAGAACGGTGGATCAAAGCTTATAGAAACTATAGAGGACTTTACAGCCCAGAAGTTCAATTTACTTCTACAGAAAAATCTAGAGTATTTGTTAAGGTTACAAAGACTAAAGTTCTTGCTGCCTATGGTCAACTTGTAGAAGTTTTATTTGGTGCTAGTAGATTTCCACTCGGTATTAGTCCTACAACTTTACCAGAAGGAGTAGAAGATACTGTAAGCTTTGAAACTAACCCTCAACTCAAAGAGGCTCTAGGAGACTCAGAAACAGCCTCTACAGAGGAAAGATCACTTTTACCGGGGGAAACCCTTCCAGAATTTAATGACCGTGTAGGGCCTCTTAAAGACGATCTGAGTGCAGTTGAGGATGATGTAGAGTTTAAACCCGGTAAAAGTCCTTCGGCTGTACAGTTTCATCCTGCAATGGTTGCAGCTAAAAAAATGGAAAAGAAAATCCATGATCAGTTAGAAGAGTCTAATGCTAAAAAACAATTAAGATCTACTGCTTTTGAAGCTGCATTATTTGGCACTGGTATTATGAAAGGACCTTTTGCAGTAGATAAAGAATATCCTAATTGGAATGAAGAAGGTGAATATAATCCTTTATTTAAAACAATGCCACAAACATCTAATGTTTCTATCTGGAATTTTTATCCTGATCCAGATGCAAACAATATGGATGAAGCAGAGTATGTTATAGAGAGACACAAAATGTCTCGTTCTCAACTACGTGCCTTAAAGCGTAGACCTTTCTTTAGAGAAAATGCTATTGATAGAGCAATAGATATGGGAGAAAACTATAATAAAGAGTGGTGGGAACATGCAATGGATGAGGATAATGAAGATGATTATTCTCAAAGATTTGAAGTATTAGAGTTCTGGGGTTTTGTAGATCGTAATGTTATAGAGCAATATGATGTTGATGTGCCATCAGAATTAAAAGATGTTGATCAAGTTAATGTAAATATCTGGATTTGTAATGGATGTGTTCTACGCCTTGTTATGAATCCTTTTACCCCTGCTTATATACCCTACTATGTTACTCCATACGAAATGAACCCCTATACTATTTTTGGTATAGGTATTGCAGAGAACATGGATGACACACAGACATTAATGAATGGATTTATGAGAATGTCTGTAGATAATGGTGCTTTATCTGGTAACTTGTTGATTGAGATTGACGAGACTAACTTAGTCCCCGGTCAAGATTTAAGTGTGTATCCCGGTAAAGTTTTTAGAAGACAGGGTGGCGCACCCGGACAAGCTATCTTTGGCACAAAATTTCCTAACGTATCGCAAGAAAACATGCAGATGTTTGATAAAGCTAGAGTACTTGCAGATGAAAGTACAGGCTTTCCTTCGTTTGCTCATGGTCAAACTGGTGTGTCAGGTGTAGGTAGAACTGCATCTGGTATTTCTATGTTGATGAATGCTGCAAATGGTTCTATTCGTAATGTTATTAAAAACTTTGATGACTATCTTCTAGGACCTTTAGGTAAAGCATTCTTTAGTTTTAATATGCAGTTTGACTTTGATCCAGAAATTAAAGGCGATCTTGAAGTTAAAGCTCAAGGTACAGAAAGTTTAATGGCTAATGAAGTACGTAGTCAGAGACTAATGCAATTTATGCAAACAGTATCTAATCCTACTCTTGCTCCTTTTGCTAGAATGGATTATATCGTCAGGGAAATTGCTAAGAGTATGGATCTTGATCCAGATAAAATAGCCAACTCTATGAGCCAAGCTGCAGTACAGGCAGAAATACTCAAAAAGTTTCAAGAACAAAATCCACCTCCACCACCTCCACAGCAAGGACAACCACCTCAACAAGGTCAGCCTCCTGCTCCTGCAGGTGGACAGGTAGAAGACACACAGGGATCTGGTGGTGGTACAATAGGTACTGGTTCAGTGCCAACTCCCGGAGAAGAAGGCTTTACAGGTAATCAAGGAACAATGCAATGAACTTAAAGAAGCTTGTTAATGATAAAGCTCTGTGGGATAACTTTGTAGAATACTTAGATCACACGATAGGGCAACAACATAAAGCTATGGAACAAGCAGATGATAACATCATGCTACACAGAGCGCAGGGTGCTATTGCTACTTTGAGAAGACTTAAATATCTTAGGGATGAGATGAATGGCAAAAGCTAACTATTTTATACCTCCTGAACTACGTAAGCACGTTCAACTTATAAAAGAACTTCCTGAAATAGTGGCTGACACTGTAACTGATCCTGATACTTATGCAGCACTTAATGAGTTATTAAACCCTGTTAAGTGGATTGAATCTGCAGGACAAAAATCAGGTAAGTTTTTTGAAAGTGGTGGTAAGGATATAGAATCTGGAGCAGAAGCTCTTATAGAAACTTTAGGATTAGCAGCTGGTCCTATGGCTCAAAAATATGCTTCTACATTAGCTCCTATAGTAAGTAGAGGTGTTGGTTCAGGAGTGAAATCTCTTCAAGAATTAGTAATGCCTTTAGGTGCTACAGATGATGTGGCTAAAAAAGTTCCTCAAAAGAAAAGAATAAGTAGAAGAGATTTTATTGCAGGAGGCACAGCATTAGGAACATTAGCAGGGTTAAAACAAGCAGGTGATTTTTTACCACCTACAAAAGGAATTAAAACTGCTGCAAAAACACCATTAGCTTCTACTATAAAAGCTTTAAATAGTGTAAAAAGTAATTATAAAAAAGTCCTTAGTAAACAAAAATTAATTGATGAGTCTATACTTAGATTAAAAACAAAAAATGAGTATGCTGTAAATACATTAAAAGAAAAAATAGAAATAAAAAAACTAGAAAAAATTTATGATACCGCAGAAATGAAAGTCATAAAAAGTGCAGACAGCATGGAAGAAAAAATTAGTTCTCTTGTAAGTAGTTTATTAAAACAAAGTAAAAAAGATTTAATAAGATTAAATGATGATCAGTTAAAATCTTTACGTGGTCATCTCATTGATGATTATTATTATTCTGGTTTTATCAATACAAAATATGTTAAATTTGCACCTTCAGATGAAGCTAGTCTTTTTTTAAAACCTGTTGACCCTAAAAATTTTTTTAAATCTGATCTGGCTGATAAAACTCGTATGGGTAAATTATCTAGCTCTAAAGAATCTTCTGAAAAAACAGACTATGAAAAAATTGTATTAAGAGTTGATGAAGTTTTAGAAGAAAGAGGACTAACAACTATTAAAGATGTTAATAAAATAAAAACACTTGTAGGAAAAATTCCAAGTGTTAATCGTTATGTAGAAAAATTAGATGCAGAAAAGTTACCTTTTTCTTCTGCTGCAGATTACAACCAAGGTGGACTAACTACAGACGAACAAACACAACAAGCATTTAACCAAGGTGGTTATGGTGTAGCAGGTAAGTTTAGTTCTAACACTGGTGTATCTGCAGCAAAAGCAAAAGGTAACTTTAAAGGTGTTGGCTACAAGGGTGAGGCAAAAGAAGCTCCTGCAGAGACTAAAAACTATGGTCAGGTTACTGGAGATCTTTTAAAAGATAAATCTAAACCTACAGTTTCAGTAGACAAGACAGTTAAACCACTAACTCCTGCTCCTTTTGAAAAAGAACAGCGTGATCAATATAAAAAAGTAAGTCCAGAAACTTATTCTAATTTAAAATTTCAACAGACAAATAA